AGCAGGATTCCCGCTAAAGAAGCCGGACCAACGCATTTGGACGGACGTCAGCGCGGCAGATGTTGTGAGTGATATTGCCTCCGAGCATGGACTTAATTACCACGTCGAAACGCACGACCGTGTGTTCCCACAGATTATCCAAGACGGGTGTAGCCAGTGGGAGTTGTTACGCAGTCTTGCAGAACGAATTGGATACAGTCTGCGCGTAGAAGGAACCACTCTTGAGTTCGTATCCCACGCCTCGTTGCAAAAGTATTACCGTTCGCTGGCTCCGCAAGTTTATGCGCCAGCGCCCACATCTGTTCCCGGCGTAGCGGCGGCCATCGTCTCGTTCTCACCGGAGATAAGCGACTACCAGCCGGAAAACAATCAGTTCCTTGCCGCACGAACCTTGTCCGCTGTGGACTACAGGACAGGGAAAGCGACTTTACACACTGTGGAAGGTTTGCAGGACCCGTCCCGAGCGCAGTCACAAGCCATTTACAAGCAGTACTTGCACGAGACTGCGCGATCAGCGATAGAAGTTGACCAGATTACTGCATCAGCGGCAGAGAGAAACAGGTTCCCAATTAGGGCATCAGCCACAATGGTTGGCTACCCGACGCTAGAACCTAACCGAGTGTTGAGCATGAACAACCTTCCCTACGGTTTGAGCGGCTATTGGACAGTGTTACGCACAAGCCACTACATCCGCTCAGGTATCGCGTACGAAATGGACATCATGGTAGGCGCCGAAGGGCTAGGCAATGATCGCTGGCAGTCCTATGCCTCCGACCGGTCTGTCGATTCAACGAAGAACTTTTCGGCGTACCCACCGGCTGTTTTACGGCAAGGTGATAACAGCCACTTATCACCAACCGACTACACGCATTTTGTTAACGGCCCACGATGGGTACCGGGAGTAGCCGCATGATTTCAACAGACCCTATTGCGTTACGATTTCCGCTGACCCTAGATGACTCTGGTCGTGCTGTTACCACAACGGACCCCAACGCAATTTGGATGGACCGCGCTCAGTTGCTGCTGAGCACTGAGGTCGAGGAACGAGTGGGTGAACTGTTTTACGGTTCCAGACTCGGCGAAGCAGCCTTTTCTGATATTGACCTTGTCCTCGATGATGTTACTCAGGCTGCCCAAACGGCCTTCGCCAAGTGGTTACCCGAGTGCGACATTCATGACGTGCAGTTGTCCGAAAAAGATCCTTCTCAAGGCTGGGTTGTCGTGTCCATTGTGTTCACGGTCCCATCAGGGAAAGAAGTCAACTTGTCCACCAAGGTAGACCTTGGCAACCTCGGTCTCGGATAACGGAGTTAAGAAATCATGGCATCACTAGACAACGGACCTATCGACTACACGTCGAGAGATTACGTTTCCATTCGTGAAGATCTCCTTAACGCAGTCTCAGCGCGGTTGCCTTACTGGAACTCCACTGACCCCAACGACTTCCTGCGCGTTCTTGTCGAGTCCTTCGCTTTCGTTGGTGACCTCAACTCGTACTACATCGACCGCGTAGCAAACGAGGCGTTCCTACCAACTGCAACTCAGCGACAATCCCTCATCAATATTGCTCGAACCTTTGGGTACACGCCTGCCGGACCATTGTCGGCAAGCACCAGCCTGCTCATCACGAACAACGGCTCCTCGTCGGTAACCCTGCCCGCCGGTACACAGTTCAAAGGTGTCGTCAATTACAACGGTGTGACGTCAACCGTTTACTACGAAACGACTGCTGCGGTAACAATTGCCGCTGGAGCAAACGCGGCAGGGCAAATAGCAATTGAAGGAGCGACCCAGTACGGGTCCCGAAATCTCCAAGCCAACGGAGACTTCATCGGTGTTCTGCTCTCACGCACTGATGGTGCTTCCGCAAGTGATGGTTCGGCATCACAAGAGTTCTACATTCCTACGACGCCCGTCGCCGAAGGAAGTATTTCCGTATGGGCGCATCCAATATCAGGAACGGCAACCATCCTTGACGGTGTCCAGTACACATACCTAGCCAACCTGATTGATGCTGGGCCGGACGACAAAGTTTTCACCGTCGTCCGCTACGCAAACGGAAGAACAAGCGTCGTATTTGGTGACGGGTCTTCTGGTTTCATTCCTCCTGCCAATTACCAGATCCGCGCCACGTACGCGCAAGGCGGTGGCCTTATCGGAAATACTGCGGCTAACACCAACCTGACCTTGGTCAGTCTTCCAAACGGAACCACTCCCGCAGGCGTTTCGGCGGCTACGGAAGTAAGCGCGTCCGGTGGAGCCGAAGAAGAATCAAACGAGTCGCTGCGAAACAACGCCTATCGTAGTTTGCGCATCAGCAACAGGGCGGTGAACCTTTCAGACTTTGCTGACGTAGCCTTACAGCAACCCGGCATCTCGCGGGCAAACGCTATCGGGTCCGCCATTAGTAGCGTCGTTGTTTACGTGGCACCCTGGTCGAGCAGTTCAACAGATACACAACCCGGTTACGCGCCTATCACCATTACAAACATCTCTAACAAGGCACAAAGCACCACAACGGCCACACTTACGACGAGTACAGCGCATGGTTTGGTGGCAGGTCAGATTATTACCGTGAGCGGTGTGGGTTCACCCTTTGATGGTACGTGGGCAATATCGAGCGTTACGAGCACCACGATTGTTTACACGGTACCCACGTCAGCGACGCTCGCATCGACATCAGCGACTGGCATCATCACTGCCATCGGTGGGGAAACCTCATCATTTACGAGTCTTAAAGCATCAACCGCCACGTCCTTGGCGGCAGCCGCACCGGTTGGGTGCGACATCGTCGTGGCAGGACCGGTGTATGTAGACCTGCGAATTCGTCTTACCGCACGGCTTGCAGATGGAGTTCGGCAAAGCATCGCAACGACCGACATTACAACTTCTCTTCTCTACCATTTTTCGGCCCAAAACATGCCTTTCGGCGCACTTCTGTATGACAGTGAAGTCCTCGGAATGCTCGCGCTACTCAGTTCAGTTAACTCGGCGTCCATCACCACATTCGCTCGCGCAACTGATTACTCCAACCAAACATCGACGGACCTCAACACCGGATTGGGCGTAAGCCTTTCACCATACGAGGTGCCACGTCTCACCAGTAGCAACCTCACAATTTCCTTCATCGGAGGCATCAACGATCTGTCTTGACCCTGACGAATCAGGGTATTGACGTAATGATTCTAAGTGGAGGCTAACTGGTGTAAGGGACCTTGCAGATGGCGCTGGCAAGTTCAACGTTTTATACGAGCAATAGTGTCAAGACTTTCTCTGACAACGCTGACGGGGCAACCATCTACGCCTCACACGTCAACGCTGTTCAAGACGAAATCCTGGGTGTCCAGACTGTTTTGGGCACAGGACTGCGCACGCGCTCAGTCGTAACGTGGGCGACCGGTACAACATCTTTCACTGATCTAACGTCGCGCCTGAATAACATGGACGCCGGTATCCGCTCACAGGATGTCGCTATCCATCCGCAATACGCCATCAAAGCGGGAACATCCCTGCAGGCTGCCGACACGTCAACGACCGCGCTCACTGTGCAGCAGTACCCATCGAGTACCGCAAACCTTATCAACGTGGCTAACTCGGCAAACTCGGCAAACTACCTGACGCTGAACACAACGTCGTTGACGGTAAACACGGCTAGCACGTTTTCCAGCAACTTGACCGTTGGTGGCGTTGTCACCATCAATAGCACGGCGGGCACCGTTTTCAACGTCAACAGCAGCAACTTCTACATCAATCAAGATGGCAGCGCTACCACGCGAGCAAACCTGAATGTGGCAGGTCGGCTTCAACTTACAGACTTCACACTGGCTACACACACACACTTGAGTACCGCCACCGGTGGTCGTGTCATTCCTGCAGGAATGCTAGCCCCATATGCAGGCCCGTTGACCGCCACCGCTGGAGCACCGTCTGCGACCATCCCTTCAGGGTGGTTGCTCTGCGACGGTTCTTTGGTTGACCGAACCACCTATAGCGACTTGTTCTTGGCTATCGGTACCACCTACGGAACATCAACCGCATCAAATTTCGCACTCCCTAACCTCAAGAGCAACGTGATCATCGGAGTGAACAGCGCCGCTTCCTTTGGTGCGACCCTCGGAACAACAGGTGGTGAGCAGAACCACGTTCTGACAAGCGCAGAAATTCCGGCCCACACACACGCTCTTGATCACAATCACCCGTCAACAACATCGGGTTCGGAAAGCGCAGACCATTCGCACGGTGTTACTACTTATCCTCTTAAGGCTTTCGATACAACTGGCGGAACCAAAATTATCGGCGCCGATGCACCTTCATCACTAGGCACCGGCTCCAGTTCGGCTAACTCCGCCGGACGTAGTGCCACACATACCCACGCCATTGATCTCCCCGCGTTTACAGGAACATCCGGATCAACAGGTAGCGGCGGCGGACACAACAACCTTCAGCCGTACATCGCCCTCAACTACATCATCAAGGTGTGAGACATGAACGCATCATGGGCGACCACCGTCCCAGAAATCTTTGTCATCGTCGCGTTGGCGGCGGGTGTTCTTGTCTATTTCAAAAGCGAAGTAACAAAGAAGACAGTCTCTAACCTCACGCAGTTGGCTGAAGCGCTGGAAAAACGAGTTGATGCGTTGGAGTCAGAGCGCGAAGAACTTATTCAACGAGTCAACGTTCTTGAGCGCGAAAACTCTGTGCTCCGATCACTGGTGACCGGTGACTCTAAAGCAACCGAATTATTAAGCGTTACAGAAGAAAATCACGCTGAAGTGATGGGAGTGCTGAGCGAAATCCGCGACGCATTCACGGCATAACATTGGAGCACCCACATGGCTAGGTATACCTTCGGGGTCTACGCAGCAAGCATTTACGGCTCGGACAACACATCAACTGCGTCCCTCCCAACAAGCATGACTGCGTCTGCAATCTCAAATACACGGGTTGATCTGTCATGGGTAAACCCGTCAGGTACAGGGCAGTGGGAGCGAAGACTTGTTAGGTCATTTTTTGGGTACACGTCCGACCCAGAAAACCTTCAAGGCGTAACTCTGCTTTCCGTCGATCCGACAGACGTGACAGTTACTTACACTGACACTGTAAGTCCGGGAACCGAAGCGTTTTACACACTGTTCACTCGCATCACGAACCCATCTAACATCACCCTCACATACTGGGTCGTGTCAGCCACCGCTAGTGCTCGAACGTCAATAGATCACGACTCATACGACCGCCTGCGGCTCGCACTACCGGCAGCATTTACAAGTCAATTGGGCACCGAAGTCAACGGGCAGTACGACTCGACTAGCACGCTGTCCAGCGCTCTCTATGGCATTGGCTCGGTATATGACAAGATTTTGACTGACGCTGATTCACTACTCAACATTTGGGATGATCGTCGCTGCCCAACTTCGTTACTGACGCCGCTCTTGCAGACCGTAGGAATGCCGGTAGAACCAGCCCTTGGCCCAAAATCTGCTCGGGCACTCATTCGTAACGCGCAGGGTATCTACAGCCGCAAGGGCAACAGCACAGGTATTCGGCTGTTTGCAGAGGCCGCATCAGGCGTTGACGCCCTGGTGCAAATGGGGACGAACCTTCTTCCATCAGCCAGCGCCAGCAACTTTCAAAAAATCACTTCGATCTCGACAACTCTTGCAACTGCGATTGACGCAACACAGACAACCATACAAGTGACCTCAGTTGCGGGGTTACCCATCGGTAACAAACAGTTGTCGGTAGATAAGAACATCCTCTTGTGGATCGGTACAAGCACAGCAAACGAAGCAGTGTGGGTATCAGGACGAGCCGGAAACATCTTGACCGTCATTCGAGGCGCACACGGAACAGCAGCATCAACATTTGCGCAAGGAGCGGCTGTCCGGTATGACGTCAACCCCATCCAATGGACAATGAGCACGGGGTATGCGCTCCAGGCTACGACCGACTCCGGTGTTACAGCACCCACCGTTACATCCACGGACTCGAACCAACTACCACTCAATTCCGGTTACCTGAAAATTACCAAAGCGACTGGTTCTACGGGGTACGCACCGACGCTCAGGTTTGGGGTCAGGCGCAATATTTTGTTCTACAGCCGCATCAACAGGATAGGCACCATTAGGACGACGACTCCGCACAACCTCGTTCCCGGCCAGCAGTTCACGGCAATGCTCGGCAGCGTTGGTGCGACCGCTTGGACAGCGGCTTCCTACCGAGTCCTGAGCGTTACGTCAGCGACAGTGTTCACGTTCACGCACTCCGAGACCGGCCTTTCTGACGTGTACATGCCAATCACCGACCAGCAGGCGCCATCAACAGTCCCTCCGTACATCGACGCCTTCACTCCAGCCACCATGATCGGTATCACAGCGAGCACGGCGTACACATTTTCCGGCCAACTCAGAACCGCTGTCACAGCACGAACCGCAAATGCCTCCATCAACTGGTACGACCAGTACGGAACGTACTTGTCAGCAAGCACTCCCACCAGCGTGTCGGACACAACGTCATGGACGCAGTTCACGCACACTGCAACGTCTCCCAGTTCTGCGGCGTTTGCTGAACTTGTAATTGCGTACACGGCGGCGTGGGCTAGTAATGAAATCCATTACGCATCTCTTATGCAATTGCAGACCGGCTCAAGCGCTACGACGTACCAAGACGGTGGTCTAGTTCGAGTCGGTCTCAATGGTCCTGCCAGCATGGATACGACACGCGCAATCCGTACTCGGGTGGCTGCCTTACTTCCCTCACAGGCCACGTCTGACAACACGTATCGTGTCGAGTTCCTGAACCGTGGGCTGAACCTGACATCGACTCAGTACGCAAAATTAGTTAACAGTTCCGGAGCGGCGTTTGTTAACACGGCACCGACAATCCTTGACATAAGACTGCGCATCAACCTGCCCGCCTACAACGCCGCACAAACTTTGGTGTCGCAAGCGGGGGCGTCTCTCGCTCAGCCGATTTGGCAAATTCAATTGTCATCGGCGGGAGGTATTCAATTCAAACTCACTGTGGGCGGTACGACGACTACTTCGACCCTTGCTGCTACAGGTGCTACCAATGGGACTGCGTACTGGTACAGGTGTTTGGTGAACAGTACTACGGGTGCCGTTCAAATGTGGCGACTGGCTGATCAGCAAACAGAACCTGTTTGGGGGACCGCCACGTCAACATTTACTTTGACGCAAGCAACGGGTTTGCAGACATCGTTCACCGCTTCAGATCTCACTATTGGTTCCTCGTCCGGTGGGTTGTCAGGCTCGGTTCTGTACGCACGTTCGGTAGTCGGCGTACAAAACCTGTGGGTATTTGATCCGTGGAAGATTGACACGACGTACCTCACCGCAAGTAACCCCGGAACGCTGGGCGGTACGTGGCAAATTGTTGGCCCAACTTCATCGACGGTTGTCAGTACAAGTTTCCCGTAAAGATTTACGCTCCAGGCATGGAGATACTTATTGCTGCTGCAGCAGTCACTTTTGTACTTGCCGTGATCGAAGTGTTTGTTGATCTCAGAGTATGGAAGATCGTGGCAGCACCGGTCCTGTCCTTGGGCGCGTTATTCATCTTGGCCGGCACGAGTGTTCCGATTTTGCTGGTGTCATCGTTGGCTTCAGCATTTTTTGCGCTGTTAATGGACCTCATCGTGCAGCGACTATCTGAGCCGCGACTCGCCCAGACGAGACGCTTGCCAAACCGTATCCCGCCGCTGTAGACATAATGTCCTACCCACATGCAACACTGGGTGCATACATTTCCGAGAGGGGACAACAATGAAGAAGATCGGAATCCTAGGCGCTGGCAACGTCAGCCGTAAGACAGCACTGGCACTCCTCGAAGATCATTACGAGGCTATCGAGGGAGTGAAGCGGCTGGTGCTACCCATCCCGACTGGTGAGATCGAGGACCTGTCACCGGTCGTGGGGTACGCCGCTGCATGGGCGATGAGCCTGAACGTGGACTACGACGTTGTTCTTCCACAGGGTGTGGACGCTGTGGATAAGAAGATTGAAGAGATTGTAGATAACGCTGTTGCAGTTCATCGCACAGCAAAGGTGTCCTTGGGTCTAGTTCGCTCCCTAGAGCAGGGTGACGATCTGCTGTTGGCGTGGGACGACGAGGATAAGGAGTGCATGCGTGCTCTGATCGCAGCCGACAAGAACGGTATCAACGCCAAGGATATCTGCGACGGGCTGACCGATCTGGTGGTCGGCGACGGCGAGGATGACGACGACACGGAGTCAACGCCGGTCGAGCAGGCTCCCACGTTTGCGGAGATCCCCGAGGTCACCGCAATTCGGCAACAGGTCCAGCAGATTCTCGACACTGCCGTGAGCCAGATCCTTGACATTGTTGAGCGTTCAACCATGCCGATACCCGATCCAGTATCAACGCGCACCCCGCGCAAAAGCCGCGCCAAGCAGTTCATCGAGGGCTAAATGAACACCGAACTTCTCGAACGAGGCGCTCAGGACGCCACGTTGTCGTTCCGTGCGCGAGGTATCTTGCTGTACCTCGCAGCACAGAACGGCGACGCGGTTCCGAGTATTCGCGCACTTGCTGAAGCCACGACAGAAGGCCGCGACGCTGTCGCTACGGCCATCAACGAGTTGATCGACAAAGGCTACATAGACCGTTCTGTGTACCAGACAACAAGCGGTTCTTGGCGCAAAATGTCCACTTTGTCGCAGTACTGGAAATCCGCCAGAGACGACAGTCAGGGTGGCGGATTTTCAGGCGATCTCTCTATTAGCAGGGATGTAGTACTAGTCACTAATAAAGTAAAGAGAACTAAAGTTCTCTTTACTGCCGACACGGTACGTGTCGGCGTTGAGGAACCCATGACACCTGAGTTTGACGACGAAGCCACTGGCGCTATCGGAAAGATCTTTGACGAACCACCCGTCGCGGTTCCGAAGGAACGTCGCAGTGGGTACATCACCCGCAAAAAGCGAACCGTCACCGACAACCGCGCCACACGAGACGTCGATGCTTGGACCGCGCAGGACTTCGTCCGTGAATTCAGCGACCGGTCGTTCAACTCAGGCCGCACATGGCAGGTGGACCCAGCCGCGATGCGAGGCATGTTTGCCAACCTTCGCCGCAACGGTGTCACTGGCGCTGAGATCCACTCGTCCATCTCGCTTTTTTTCGCCGACCCTCGAAACCTCAACGATGCCGGTGAAGGCTTTCCGCTCTGGAAGCGCTACGCCAACTGGTACAAGCACCACCAGAAGACTGTTGCGCAGAGCGTGGGAGTGGAAAAGAGCGCGTTGGACTCACTTGCAGAGCAGATCCTGAACAGTGGTTCAGTAATCAACAACAAGTGGTTCTGATGTACGACCTCAACACACTCACACCGCTGCAGCACCGCTGGCTTCGCCGCTCCAACGTTCCCTTACGTTTTTGGGGAATGACGATGCAGGACTTAGAACCCTACGCCGACGATGGAGCCGTCCGTCACATGGTTGCTACATGGATGGACAAAGTCGCTCAGGGCGAAATTATTCGCGCCAGAGGACTTTCCTGCGGACTAGGACTCTGCCTCATCGGACAGCCGGGACACGGCAAGACAGTCCTGTCCACGGTCATCGCCCAGACCCTCATCCGCTCGGTCACCCTCGACGCCCTTAGCACGACGCAGGGCGTTCGACCAACCCGCCCAATTTACTTTTCCTATTATCCAGAAATGTTGGACTTAGCCAAGAAGGCGATGAACAACGACGACGATGCTGACAGTCTCATTGATGCGCTCTACGGTCGAGGACAGGACATCGACACGGTGCGGGTATTGATCTTGGATGACCTTGGCAAGGAACACACGACCGCGAGCAAGTGGGCTGAACACTTTTTTGATCACCTTTTGCGCTCCCGCTTTGATCGTGGTTTACCCACCATCATCACCTCGAATGTGCCGCTGGACGCATGGCGCGACGTGTATGGGATTTCTATGTCGAGTTTCGCTCACGAAGCGCTCCTCACAATTGGGATCCTGAGTCCGAAGGGCGATCACCGTTTATGAAAGGGACGCCGATGGTTGACTCACGGTGGAGAACCTTGCAGGTGTTCCTCTCACCTAAAATTGGCGT